CATGAGAAAATAGGAGTGCATCAAATCGGGCAAATCGTAGCGATCTAATGAGTCCAAAACATAGGTGTCAAGTCCGTCAATTGTCCCCTCAAAGATACTAAAAACCCGATTGAATTGATTCCACACGGCTTCCGATTGGATTTGTCCGTAAGGCTTAATATATCCCGAATCGGGTGGGCCATCTGGGAACACCGCAGCATTGTAAAAACCTTCAGGTTGACCGAATAGGTCCCGACTGATTGTACAATTGACCGTTTCGGAAACCGTAGTTCCACTGACCGATATGACGGTGACATTTCCGATTGTGCTATAAAACACATTCGTGATTTGGGTGTAGATATTGTTATTGGAAGTCCCTGAAATGGTAATCATATCACCAAACCTGAAATTGACTGTTTGGTTGCCATCCAATTGGAAATAGCTGCCATTGCTGAAAATAGCCTCCCCGTCAAAAATCACAGTTGTGCCGACTACCTTTTGCAAAGCCCCTTTGTAAACAAGTGCCGGGCTATCTGTTATAAAAACCTCCTCATTTCGGCTGGCTTTGTAGTCACCATCTTGCTCAACCATGTGTTCTTGACCAATGTAGCGACCATATGTGCCATTCACCCAAGGCATATATTCAAAACGCACATTGCTGAAATAAGTATCACGGGTATTCCCGTAAAGGCTTGAGCGATATAACAAAATGCGAATTTCACCACTCACTGGGATTTCGGCAGATTCTCCATTGAACAAACCGATGGCTTCAGTCATGTCATTAACAACATCACCTTCAATTGCAAAAAACTTTTGATTGGTCCGAAATGTTGATGTGCATTGAACCCAAGAAATTGCCGGGTCAACCGAGGTCCCTGAATCGTGTGTCCAAAAGGTTCCATCATTTCCATACAAACGAACCTGAACATGAAGGTCAATAAATGGACCAGAACCAGTGACATCCGAACTCAACCTCCTTTCAAGGCTCAAATTGAATTTATCATATTTACTAACCTGAATAGGTTCAGACATCACAAATGTGAATCGTGGTGAATTTGCATCTAAATTCAAACTATGTGCAAACTGGTTCCCAAAATTATCAAATAGTTTCTTGATATAAATTCCAGTCGCTTGAGGGTCATCCGTTGAAGTGTTTGACCATAAATTGTCCCAGCATTCGGTTGTGTATGATTTGGCCGTGTATGTTACACCGTCAATGACCTCATTTGGTAAATCTGCAATGAATTCACCATGGTTGAACTCAATGTTGCATGGCAACTCATTTGGCAAATTGAAATTGAAAATGTGCTTTGTGAACTTGTAAGGCCGTTGCAAACTTACTTGAGTATCATCATTCATGAACCCCATTTGGTAAAGGCTCATATCCGAACCAATCAATTTGTTGTATTCAACCTCTGGGAGTGGGCTGGAAATTGTTCCATTTGCATTAAAACGGACTTGGATTGAATTTTGAGCGTCAAATTCATCAATGGCACGAATGTACCATTCATCTTTTTGCTGGCTCAACTCACAATATTCGCCCAAAATCTTTTCAAGGACCGTGAAGCAATCTTCAAACTCACGATTTCCGGTTGCAAATGTTTGAGCATCCAAATAAATCGTGTTATACATATGCCCCAAATAGTCTGTTGATTGCGTTGACTCTTTAACATTCATCTCAACAATCAATGACTTTGTAAGCCCAGTTTTGACAAGGCATCCGGCTATATAGTCGGCAATCTTGAACTTGCCTTTGAATTGTACTCCGTCAAAATTAGTAAGTGGCACATCCTTAAGAAATCCAAGGCCATCCGTTGCAGTTAATACCAAAACATTCGGATCAGGCTGAAAATCTTGACGCAAATCACTAATTGACAACCAACCATCAAAAATTACGTTGCCAGTGTAATTCATGCAGATTTGCACCTTGTACTGATTGTCCCCACCCGAACCAAATGTGATTATGTTGATGTTCGGGTTTGTATGTAGTCGAATTTCGCACGATTTTGAGCGAATCGGAGTAAATTTATCTTCGTTATTATCAACTACTCGAATGGTCACGGGATTGTCGGCCAAATCAATGTCAATTTGTTCATCTGACGCATCGTTCTGGTCAATGATTAACACAATAACATTTTGCTCAAGTCCTTCATTCGTTGAATATAGGATTTGGCTATTTGTAAACTCTCCCCGGTACGTTTTAGGCATTCACTCGGTTTTGGCTGCGTTGCGTTCTCGCAGATGCTAGCAAAATGTCATTACCCCTTATAATTGTCCGACCACCACCGCCACCCATCGCAAAGGCTGGACGGCCAGTAAATGATGAAAGTCGGTTGTTTGGCACAATTGAACCACTAACCGATGGGACAAACAATTCTGGCCCCCTTTCACCAACCAAATATGATTTGTTGCCACTAACTGGTCCACCCTTTTCCCTTGCACCTCCAAAAGATTTGATCAATTGTGATGATGCAATTGCTAATGCTCCCAAAGCAATGGCAATGCCACCCGGAATTGCAAGCCCTCCAGCACCCAAAATCTTGTCTAATCCTGATTTGACAATCCCGTAGCTTATCAGTGCCTTACCAATTGCAGACAACAATTCACTAAATACGCTCAAAATTGAACTCCCAAAATCCTTTCCAGCAAATAGGTTTCCAATTCCTTCGCCAATTGCTTGGATTCCACCTTCAATTGCATTTGAAAATGATTGGCTAAATGATGCCCCTAATTGTTCACCAAGTTTTTTGTTTTGTTCAAACGCTGCCTCAAGATTACGCAATTTCAATGCCTCTGGTGTCAAAATGAAACCAGTTGTTAACACCTTATTTCGGCCATCAATAAATGATTGCCCTAAAATTGCCCCGTCCTTTTCCGCTTGCTTTTCCGCTTGAGTTGTATAAAATCCACCAACTTCAGCCGGACGATCTATTTTATTAAAATCAATTTTTGGGGTTACATTAAACTCCAATTTTGCACCTTTAAAGCGTGCAATGAAATCTTTGGCAATTTGCTCTTGTTGTGCTTTTGTTTGTGTTTCTGAAAATTCTGGAACAACTGCCCCAATTTTAGCCAACTCTTTGGCAAGTGCTTTTGCCCTTGTTATTAAATTGTCACTGTCTTTTGAGGTGTTTTTGATATTTGTATCAAGATCAGAAAATTCAGTTGTCAACGACATAAGTGGTTGCAATTGATTTTTCAAATCTTGAGTCAATTGCTTAACCAGTACATCGTAAATGTTGACGGACCTGATTGCTTGATCTTGTACAACCTTTTGGTTTTGTAGTGCAATTGCACCGTCACGAATTACGCCATTGCCTTGTTCAACACTTTGTACATATCTGTCAAACTTTGATTGATTTGATTCATCAGGCTTTGCCGCATTTTGCTGCTTTTTGTACGCTTCAGCTGCATCATCTACGGCTTTTTTCTCTTTTAATCGTAAAGCAATGATTTCCTTGGCCGTTTCAGCAACTAATTGCTCAATTTGTGCTTGCGATCCTTTTACAACCGCTTGACGCAATAAACTTTCAGTGATTGTATCGTATGCGGCCGCTAAATTGTTGGCAGTTATTTTTTCCTTTTCAAGACCCGGCAAATATTTGCCATATTGGTCATTCAAGGCTTGCAATGCCTTTTTGCGATTCTCATAACTCGCATTCACATTTCCAGCAATTCCAACAAGAGAGGTCAATTTGACCAATTCGTTGGCAACACCTTCGGCCAGTTTCTTTGAATTTTCTTCTGCCTCTTTTGATGCTTTGCTTGCCCCAAATAATGAATCACCGAATTTCACAAACAATGAAGAGGCAACCGCTACCGCAATACCAATTCCAGCCGGACCGCTTAATGTACCAAGCAAAGCCCTCAAAGCCCCACCAGTTGACCCGGTTGCAGTTTTTAGTCGGGCAAACGATTCAACAAGTGGATTCAGGTTATTTGCAATCGCATTGAATCCGTATGGGGCATCCTGAGCAATACGGGAAAGGTCGGTCAGTGACTGGGTGGCCTTGGCACTATTTATGGATGTTTTATTTAATGCCTCCCCAGTTCCCTTTTGTATTTTGTTTAGTTCGGCTTGCTTTTTGGCAATGGTGTCAAGTGCAAATGCGTAGAATTTTTCCGATTTTGTATCGGCTAATTTTGCACGCAAAACCGCAATGCCGTCTTGCAAATGTTTGGCCCGTTCAGTAACAAGACCAAGACCTTGGACGGCTTCATTTACATTCGCACCTATATTGACCGATAAATCAACCGCCATTGTTTTGTTTTTTTAGCCTCACCAATTCGTCACGCTCACGCTTCATCTTCAGGGCGTTTTTGATCTGATCCCGTGACATTTCCGTTTGCTCATCAAGTTGCCATGCTTCCATGACAAACCTTGCCCCTTGCCCCTTCCCGACAAACGATTCACAAATCAGTGCCGTTTGAAATCTCAATAGTTGGCTTTCAACCTTTACCTTGTCAATGTATCCCTTGCGGAGTAGGTAGTAATCCTCCACCTCAAAGTCATAGAATTGATCAGGCAAAACCCCAATTTGACCGAATGCCTCGGCCCTCATTTCATCCCAAGTCAGGGGTTTTCCACTTGGGCTGGGGCTTCCCCCATTTCCTTCGGCTTTTGAGCATCCACGAATTTGTTAATCAACTCGGCCGCATCCATGTCGGTCATTTCACCGACCCAAGTTTGGCACTGGTCAATTGTCACCAAATCAGTCGCTTTCGTGACCTTTTTGTGGCAATTTATGCCGGCATAAACAATCCCGACAATGAAGTCGAATTGTTTGGCTGGGTTGCTAATCAACTCCCCCATTTGGAGGGGATCGGTGGTTGTGGCCTCCCCGAAAAACTTGGAAAACCACAACCGTCCGAAATCCAATGTTTGCTCTATTCCTCCGATGTTGTGCTGCGTTTGTTTCATGAATTATGATTGTGGTGTGATGTCAATGTCACCATCAATTTCGATGGTCATTGTGAATTTTGCAGTTTGACCGCTGGTATTTTGCTGACCAAGTGCAGCAATCCAACCGTAGCCACCATGGTAGATGTCATTGGCTGAATCAGTCAAATGCCAATACTTTTGGGTGTTGTTTTGATACAAGGCTTGGAAGTCATTGTAAGACGCCTCGCCAGCATCTGGGGCAACATCAACCACCGCGTTCAATGTGAATCGGTTGTTTGCGGGACCCATAGATTTCAAAACTCCGCAGTTAGTTTCATCACTTACCACGTTGCGACTGCCGTCAAACGATCCCTCGCTTTGACAAACAGCCGACTTTTTTGCACCAGCCGGAGTATCGCTATATTCAATGAACATAACGGAGCCGGAGATTGTTGTAGGAGCAGCCATTTTTTACTTTTTATTTTTGTGTTAGAAAATGCTCAAATCGTTTTATGATGCGAAATATCTTTTCAGAGTCGTTGTCCTCATATATTTCGTCTTGACTTTGCAGTGTTATTTGTGTGATAAGGTGATTTTGAATCGGTAAATTGAACTCATTTGGCCAATACATGACGGCATTGTTAACCGTTTGTGCGTATGAAGATGCAACAGAAGTGTCACAAATTACTGGGAATTTTGTGACAATTTCCACAACAATCACAACAGATTTGAACCAGCCACTGTTTGTTGGTCCCAAGTCAGTCAAACCATCAGACCGAACTACAATATAGTTGCCGTCTTGAGTTGCTGGAACGCCATCTTTGAATACTGGGATGGCAAAGTTTATATCAAGCCTTTTATACCAAGCCTCCTTCAATTCATATATCGCCTCATTGTATGCCACTAAAAATTGCGTTTAATCGTTTGAAGAGATTGGTTCTAACCGCTGCAACGTGTTTGTAGAAAAACGGCTTTGGCGAAATACCATTTCGATAAATTGACCGGGCAATCAAAAAGGCTACTCCGTCTGCCTTTTCTTTGGTGGCTATTTGCTTGCGAATTACCCACCCTTTGATTGCTTCGATAAGTGACAATGACCCGGTCCCTTTTAGGCCCTTAAATTGGCTCGCAACGTCCTCCAGACCAGCCGGAACAACCGCCTTGCTTTTAGTCCCAAACTCAATGAATGGGGCGTAAAATGTGCCAACAAAAACCTCATAGTTCAAATTGTCTATTTTGCGGTAGTCAATGGATTGCTGAAGCGTCCCACGATCACCACCATTGTTTGAGGCCGACCGCTTTGCCAATGACACAAATTCCATGGCAGATGCCTGAAGTTCCGCAGACACCTCGTCCTGAATCGACTTTTTAGCCGACTCAATTTGGGCCTTGAATTGGTCCAATCCTATGGTGTTAACTTGTAACACTGGCGGACACTAATAAGTTAAAGCGTTTTTCATCAATGCGTTGGATGTTTGTGATTGCGTATGTGTCACCAAAATAGAGGATTTTCCACTCACCAATCAAAATCGTGTTTGTTCTAAACCAGATTTTGAAGGTCTTTGAACTGGACAAAGTTGTCCGTCCGTCCACTTGGCTTCTGCCTCCGCCATTATCACTAACCTCTGCCCAAGCATTCCAATATTGTGCCTGTTGTGTAGGGTCACCACTTTCATTGAATGAAATTGTGTACCTAACCAACTGGATTGGTTTGTAATTACCTACCCCAGCCATGTGAATGATTGTTTATAGGTTGATGCCAAATCCATTGCCTCTTTGCTTATTCCATCAACATTGATGTCCCCCCGATTGATATATCGGTAGGCGATTTCCTTGAACATGGCATCTTTTAGTCGCTTTGGCAAGGTTACATACCCGGCCTCATAAAGCATCACCAAATTGCCATACTCTGGGGTCTTGAGAATGCGTTTGTTTGAACTGGTGGTGTATTCAAGTTCATCGGATGCGAGTGACTCACCTTGCGGGTGCAATTCCAAAATGTCCAAAACTGGACCAAATGGAATCTCAAAGTTCCCGGCATAATTGTCAAACTCAATCTGCAATGTTTTGATGACAAATGACAAACCAGTGTATTCCTCCAATGCTTGGCGGGTCCCGGTTATCAGGCCCAAAATATAGGCATTATCATCATTAAACGTTGGGGTGATGCTTGTGTTGTCGTTTATGAACCCCTCCAAACGGAGATAGTTTTTGACCTCTGCAAGCGTTACGGGTTCCGTTATTCCGGACTCTTCCGTCAAATCTTCCCAATCAATAAGCAAATTGTAATTCATCCGAGTTTTTTAAGAAGGGGGCCGAGTCACCCCGACCCCCTTTGTTGATCACCACATCAAACAAACAGCACAAATTTAGGATGCGTTGCCAAAATCTGCATAGATCAAGGCATCGGTCCGCATTACGTTGATATCTTCGAAGCACTCAACACGAGCAGTAACCAAGTTACGCTGGAAGTTGTCGCTATCTTCGTAGCTAAATTCAACTCGGAGGCTTTCTGTTTCAACACGCTCCAGATAATCGCTATCAATGATCAGAGCCTTGTCATCAGTTACCCAAGATGCACCGATAACGGGTACACCGCAGATACGGATGTTTCCATTTGGATCAATGATAACACCACCGGGTACAGAGTAGTCAGATGGTTTGGTCTTCAGCAAGCGAGCCCACTGAGAATAGTTAACCAAAACGAAAGACGAATTGAAGTTCGCATTCAGTTGGTTAGCGATCCAGTCAACCAATTGCTCAGCGTCAACAGTTGCAGATGTAGTTGTGCTACCGGTAGCTGCACCAGAAACAACAGAGAAAAACTGGGCGTTCTCTTTCTTGTAGAAATCACGGAGCAACATACGCTGCAGAGATGATTGCAAGAAAGGAAGTTGAGTCATCATTTGCTTAGAGAAACGAGCAAAACCAGCGATGTAGTCAGAAACTACCTTCACTTCAGTCAGGTCGTAGTCAATTTGACCCTTTGTTGAACCTTCAGTTTGAACTGCCAATGCACCTTCGCCACCAGTTTCACGATAGGTCACATAAAGACCAGTCGGAGATTGAACGGTAGAGATGAGGTCACGGAAGTTGATTTTCTGACTTGGAACCAATCCCTGACGGGTGTTGTAGGTTGCCTGACCGTCACCAGTGAGGTTATCAGTCAAAGTCATTGTTCCAACGGCTTTCAGATCCAAAACCAGTTTGGCATTGCGATCTTTAGCAAAGTTTTTGAACTCGGCTTGATTGCTTTCGAAAGCCTCGGCCATTGTTTCAGAGAAAGAATCTCCGAATGACTTTTTGTTTGCGGCTTCGATTTTCTTTGCATTTTTAGCAGCGATGAGTTCGTCCAGAGCCTTTTGGTTAGCTTTGGCGGCTTCGTCCATAGTTACGATGGCAGTTTTTACCTCGGCAACTTGGCCTTTCACCTCGTTGATGGCTGCTTCATTAGCGGCCTTCATGTTTGCGATACCTTCGGTTGCAGTTTTAACCGAAAGTTCGATGTTTTTCAATTCTTCCATTTTTAGGAATTTAATTGTTTTAGTAAATTGTTTATATTGCTTGACAACCCAGACAAATCCACTGTCGGCTCAACTGTTTCCACAACGGGTTGAGTGATTTCGGTATTCATTAGGGTTTTAATTGCCTCATGTATTTGGGCGGTCCGGATTTCGATGAACTCAAATGCGTCATCGGTATACCGTCCGTCCTTGAGTGATTTCATTAATAGGCCCAATTCTTTGCTCAACTTTTCGTGTTCAGCAACGGCCTCCTCTTTTGTGATTGACTTACCAACTGTCAAGGTTGGGGTTTCTGAATTAGCACCCCACAAAACGGCTGAACCTTCGTACAAAAATACCTCTTTGATTAGGTTGTAAGGTTGTGCCCCTTTTACGGCCTCGGCCTTAATTGTACGGAATCCAATTGAATGCTGGTTGATGTGACCAGATTTGTAGAACTCAAGGACATCATTGCCCCAAGTTGTGTTTGGGATTGTAGTAATCCCAACAAGATAGTCACCATCGGTGTAGATGTCGGAAAACTTGCCAACCGCTGATTTTAATGACGGATTGTGGTCAGTCAGGTGCCAAATCAAATTGGCCCCCTTTGGTCCACGTTCAGTTATTGTTTTGGTGTAGGCTCCCTGATCAATGACATCCCCGTCATGGTCAATGTTGCCCATTTTAGAGATTGCCACCTTTACCCGGCGGTCATTCTCCGATACATCCCGGACGGAATCCGAAATGAGTTTTTGTTCAAAATATGTTTTCATTCAATTCTTTTTTAAAAAGGTAGGGGGCCAGACCCCGGTTTTTATCATGTTTCGGTATTGCCCATAGGCGGCTGGTCACCCCTTTATTTTATATGTGCCCATATTCTTGCGAATCAATCGACCATTTGCGTCCCTCTTTGGTGTGGCCGCCCAAGTGCAACGGCAGTTGATTACCATTGCGGCTGAACCACTCGGAGCCAGTGGGTAGGCTATTCGTTCACCACTGCGTGGGTCCCTGAAATCGTCCACAAAATCAACCACTTGGCCATCCATGTGGAAATGGTCCTTTTTGTCCTTTGGCTTCCGTCCCCTTGTTCGCAGATCGCGAAATGCAAACCATTCCTTGACCATAACAAACCCAAAGGATTCAGAGGCAACCGCCACTCCAGTGTTGGCCGCTCGTCCAACTTCGGTCCGGACAATCCTTTCGGCTTGCATTTTTGTGAATGTGTCGTTTTGGAGAATCTTTACCAATTCATCCACGGTCAACTCATTTTTGATGCCATCGGACAAAACCAAAAGCAAATGGTCCCTCAATGTCTGGCTAACCCCGAAAGTTGCGTATTCCAATAAGGTTTCACGCAATATCCGAATGATGTCGGCCATCCATTGCTCATTTTGACCCAGTGCCTTTTGTCCAGCCTCTTGCTTCAATCTCCGGTTTGTTTGTTTCCCATGATACAAACCCACCTCACGATACATTGCCAACAACGGTTTTTGCAGTTGCTGGTTGAGGATTGTTTGGCTCAATTCGGATTCAGCCAATCGGATTCCCCGGTTTCGCAAATCGTCAATCAAAGAACTTACAACCCCGTCAAGGGCCTTTTTTATCTTGGGTCGGAACTTTGCTTCAAACTTGCGGTTGACCCGGTTGTATTGGAGCAAATATTTTTGTTTTTCCTTCCCATTCATTCATCAGTCGTTTTCGTAGTGCTTCCCTCAAAAACTGCATCTTTTGTTTTCGCAAGGCACACCGCTTTTCATCCTTGGTTATCGGATATCTTTCATAAATCTCCCGGTCGATCGGATTCGTCATTGTTATCCATTTCCTCCATTGTCCACTCACTCAATGGCATTCCCATGTCAGGGGTCACCCAAGGTTCGTCAAACAACGGATTGTCAATTGTTTCAAGTCCCAACAGATTCCTTTGCTCGTTTGGTGACAATCCTTTTAATGTATTGACCCAACTGGACTTTTCTTTGATGTCCTCCTGAAGTTCAGTGAACACGGTTTGGTCGAAGTCAACATAAAGGTCCTTACCAGCATAACCCCAATCGGTATTTAGTTTACGATTCAGGTGATTTCGGAAGGAAACCAACAAAGGCATCGCACAACGAGTTGTCAGGGCCTTTTCAGCCTCTTTAACGTTGGAATAAGTCGAAGCCTCGGAATCATTCAACAATTGGCTTGGTACCCCGTAAACCGAACAAAAACGCTTCATGTCCCATTTCTCGGACTCAATGATTGCAAGGTCAACCGGGGACAACCCGACCTCTTGCCAGCCTAATTTGTAACCACTCACACCAATGCGACCATGATTGTCCGCCCCCACCCATTCGCCACGGGTCAATTTTTCTTTGATGGCTTGGACTTGTTTAGCACTGTCCATGATGGATGCACCGCCATTAATCACACGGGGGTCATCCATGTAAAGGACACCTTTGACACCCTGATTTTGGAACATGGCGGCCGATGCTTTGATGGCATCATTTGAACGAGAGATTCGGCGAAGGGCAGAACGTAGGGGGGACATTCCATAAAGGTGTGACCCGTTTACATCCCATTGGTAGTTTTGATATCGATCATGAAGAACCGATTCCTTGCTAAAATTCAACCCAGCCTCAACCGTCATTGTGTAACCAGCCTCAACAATCGGGAACACATTGGTTTTGGCAATGATGCTCACCTGATCATACGGAAGCGTATGAAGGGCGTAAGGTTTGCCCTGATTGGCCCCGGCATCCAATCTTTCAGCCCAAATACAACGGCCACCAGTCAACAACTTGTATC